TGCGCCGCACATGGAGCATTTCCTGCTCCGTATCAAAATCCTTCCACCGCAGTGCGCAGATCTCGCCCCGGCGCAGACCTGTGGTCACCGCGGTGTAGAAGAAATCATGCCAGAACGCATCCTTTTCAATGACTTTCATAAAAGCATCCAGTTGTGCTTCGGTGAGGATCTTCATGGGCGCACCGTCAAACTTGGGCGGGTCAACTTCTGCCGCGGGATTGTTGGGGATCAGGTTCTGCTCCATAGCCGTTTTCAGGGCGTGGTGCAGGATGGTGTGGATGCCGTGGACCGTTCTGGCGGAAAGGCCGGGGGATTGTCCATCTCTGGGATGTACCCGCCCGGTTTCCTGCAAGGTGCGGTAGAGCGACCGCAGGTCGACGGCAGTGATTTTTGAGAGAGTTTTGTTTCCGAGATAGGGTTTGACATGGAGTTCCAGAGAGCGGCGATAGCCGTTCAGGGTGGTGGGACGAAGCGTAGCGGCCATGTACTCGTCCAGCCATTTGTCCAGCCAGACGGAGAGGGCCATATTGCTTTCTTCGGTCAGATCAACACCTTTATAGGCTTCGGTGAGCTGCCGCAGTTTGGCGGACAGTTCCTTTTGCGTGGGCGCGGAGATGTACCGGAAGATGGAGTCACCGTTTTTCTTGTGGCCCACCACGATGCGGCCTTCCCAGCGCCCATCCTCCCGCTTGCGCACCATGCCGTCACCGGCCGGTCTTCGTTTCGCCATTCAATCCTCCTGTTCTGCCGGACGGCAGATGTGTTCTTCTTCCTCCCGTTCGAAAGAGTAGAGCCCATCTGCCTCCAGCTCTTTCGCCATGCCCCACGCCAGCTTAAAGCCCGCCGTGAAACTCATCAGCGTGGCTTCAACCAGCAACGTGTTCTGCGTGTCCAACAGCCGGAGCAGCTTTCTGCGCCCCGCGGTGTCCATGTCCCGCCGCAGTTCCTCATGGGCGCTTTTGATCTGGGCGTCCAATTTGCTGTGTTCCTGACAGTCGAAACGCTTTTGCAGGGCTTTCATGTAGTCATACATTGCGGCACCTCCTTTTGGTAACCACAACACATACCACAACTCCGCTCACAAAGCTACTGTTTTTCGAAATGTTTCTTTGACTATTGCGGCGCAAAAAATACGTTTCTAAACCTGTTCACGTGTGCATCCGCATCGAGCAGCCTTTTTTTGTGGCGGGGAGTGTACTGCGCTCATCCGCCGGCAGCTCCCGCGTGTGGATCGGGTCGGCGCGGAAGTGCGCGGCGATGGTGTGGCACAGCATATTCAGTTCCACCGCACACTTGAAAAGAATACGGCAGAGCCGATTGTTGTTGTCGTCCAGCGTACCCTGAATGGCTGTCAGGATGGCCCGAGAGATGTAGGTCGTGTTGTCCTCGGTGCCGAGATAACCCATGTAAAAGCGCAGGGCCTTATCCACAAATTCACTGCGGCTTTGACAGTTGTCTGCTTCCAGCCAACCATCCATGCGGCTGATCACGCTGGGGCGCAGCCAGATCGTGGTACTTTTCTTGTTATCATCCATTTTTCTTCTTTCCTTTCTGTGACGTCGGTCAAAATCGCCGCAAAGCCTTGCAAACACGGGACTTTGCTGGATGACCGACTGCGATTATTTTGCAAAACCGCCAAACCGACTGCGGTTTGCGTTTCCCTGAAAAGCCCCGCACTGCGGGGCTTTGTGGGCGGGCCGCACGCATAAGCGACTGCGGCCCTTTATCTTGTGCTTTTATCGAACGGGCAAATAAGAGGCGAAACCCTCCGAAACGGGGCATGGCCGGGAGGGAAACATCCATCCCAAAAGGCTCGGTTTCCCACTGTCGGAGCAGGATGCACCGGGCCCTTTCACACATCGCCCACAAACGCCGCAACGCTCGTTTCAAGGGGCTGCGGCGGGTACACACTTGCCTTCGCCAACAGGATCGCACACAGCGGCTTACACGGCGAAACACGGGGCGTTTTGGATGGGGGCGCTATCACTACCCTCGGAGCGTTTTGCGCGGTTCGGAAACCCTGCGCGGCCGGGACTTAAAACGGCAAACTTTGCCGCTTTTGGGTCTTGGCCGGGAGCGCTCCCGAAGAACGCAGAAAGCCTACGTGACAGCGATGCGCTCATGCGCGTCGCTGTCACGAGGCGCCGCGGCCCCGCTGGGCTGCGTGATCCCATTGCTGTTTCTCTCACCGCGTTGATAGGCTTCACGGTTTTGGCCGACCGTGATTACAGAGTGCGGAAAAAAGCACACTTCGTTTTATGCGCCGAGCTGTTCTGCCAGCTTTGCCTGCGCCTTCCGCCGCTCTGTTGTACGCTCTAATGCATTGAACTGCTGCTCGTAGTGCTGTTCCATGACTTTCTGTAAGGGAATTATCGTGTAGAGCAGATTTCCATTTTTCTTGATGCCGTTCTTTGTGATGATTTTAGTATGCTCCGTGATGATGAGTCCGCGTTCCTCCAGCAGTCGGACATAGCTTGCGACGGTGTTTCGGCAGTAGTGAAGATTTTTAGCCATAGTCGCAGTACTTGGATGACACTGGCCAGTCCTTCGGTCTGCATGACGCAGCAGGAAGATGTAGACAGCGATTGATCCACCGGGCAAATCGAAATCGAGAAGCTCGTTGGGGACGGGGAAGCAGTTTTTCACATGCTCCCATCCAACGGGAGGTTTCGTTCTTCTCATGTAATGGCACCGCCCTTCGTGTGCTCCTCCACCCACTGGATGAACTTTTCTTTCGGAACGACCATACGGTTGCCGATATACAGAGTGGGAAAATCTTTTTCGTGCATGAGTTCATATGCACTGGACGGAGCGATACCGAGTGTTTTTGCAACAAGATCTGAGTTGAGGAACAGCGGCAGTTCATCGTAGCTTTTGTAGACAGATGATTTCATTTTTGATTTTCCTTTCTTTTTTGTTTTGATTTTGATTAGCCGCACACCGTACACCTTCCTGCCCCAGACTTTCTGCGGCGTTGTCCCGTGTCGGCACGCTCCCCTTTGCGGATCTTGGCGCTGCTTCCCTCACGGTGTATGCACTCCGGCTGCGGGTATTCAGTTGTCGAGGTGTCATGAAACTTTTCACTTTCGCTGTGTTCACCTTTATGTTAGAATAATTTCAAGGCGGCTTACATCAGGAAGTGATCTTTGAGGAGGTATCGGCATGGCTTCGGAATTGTACTTGATGGAGGTGGGCGATGGACGCTATTCCATCCTGCTTTGTGATGACAGGTCAATCACGCGGATGCCCGCGCTGACTCCCGCGGAGACCTTGATCGCCTTTTCTGAACTGGACTATACGGACTACCGCAAAGCGGTGCGGTGGCTGCGGAACGAGCATCCTCTGTTTGAGGAGCGGATCGACATTCCTGTGAGCGACTTAGAGGACTTTGCCGCAGAGGCCATTTTGCTGACTCCGGATCTGTGTGAGATCGATCCTGTGAGCGGATTTGTTGTGACGGACATTCTGCATCAAACTTTGCAGGCAGAGGATGACGGCACGGCGATGTTTCTGCTGGTTGCTGGACAGGAGATCCTGCGGGTGATGGAAGAACCCCTCCGTGTACAGAACTACCTTCGGAATATCATGGAGGGCGCATTTGACAGCACAGCAGGAATGACACCGGCGGAGCAGTATGAAAAGCTGCGGGCGACTTACGCCGACATCGCGCGGATCTGCAATCCGGCGAAGCTGCCGCGGTTGGAAAAACCACGGTCATTCCAGCTTCGCAGTCTGATGGAACTGCGGATGCTGGTGCTGGCGCTCTACTTCGAACAGGACAACCAGCGGGTCTGCCGATGTGACTACTGCTGGGGCTATTTCATCCCGAAAACGAAAAAGGCCACCCGGTACTGTGACCGGGTGACCGATGGGCAGAGCTGCAAACAGCGTGGCGCAAATCTGGCAAGGCTGGATAAGACTTCGGAGGATGAGGCACTTCTGGTTTGTAAAAAGCTGCGGGACAGAATGTATTCCCGCCTGCTGCGCTGGATCGACGCGGCACCTTCTGACCGTTCCAACCTGATGCACATGGACTACGAGCAGTACGACCAGTGGAGCGAGAACGCTCGGCTGGCACGGGAGGAATATGTTCAGGGGAAATTGACCGCAGAGGAATTCCTGCGAAAGATCGACACCACCCATGAGCTGACAAGTTACGAGGTGGACAAGATCGACCTGCCCGATGAGCCGAGCATGTGGCAGCGGCTTGTTGCAAAGGACTTTACTTTTGACCCGGAGCGGTATTATCCGGAATCTTATGCGCATCTGAACCTGAACGATGAAGGTCCCCAGTGGAAGATCTTTTCGGCTGCTGATCTGCGCCGCCGTGACCAACAGGGACACCAGAGTTTGAAAGAGAAATACGGGAAATGAGAAACACTCGGGATCGGTTTGCGAGAACTGATCCTGAGTGTTTCTATTGATTACAGCAGCGCAGGATGTGAGGATTGTGAATGTACTCACTCAGTTTTGAGTTCCTCATGCTTCCCTCGTCGGGAAGCCATACCATGTTCTGGAACAAATTAGTCATTGACTGGCTGGGCAGGTCCTGACAAAAATACGGGGTGGAGCATTGCTCCACCCCGCTTCGGAAGTCATTGCTTACTTCGGTGAAAGTTTTACCTGTATCCATTGCTCGCTTATGTAATCTCTTGTGGTTGCTGTGAAATGATAAGAAGGCAAGCTCTTTTTGCAAATATTTAGTTTCCACCGTTGTTCCTATGGTGTCCCATGAACATTGCTCTCATTAAGAGCCCTGAAGTTTGATTTCAATAATTTCTTTTTGCGTCTCCTTATCTGTTGCGATTTTGAAATCATCACCAAGCGTAATGGAAAAGTCGAAACCCTTGCATTCGGTAGTGATAGAGCCCGCCCCGTTTTCTATCGCTTCAGCATTTCGCTGCTGAAGTTTGAGCATAGCAGAGAACCAACCTTTCAAGGCAATTCTTCCTTTTTCGATTTTCCAATTAGACAATGTCATTTCGGGAAAATCCAAAATTTCAACATAGTCTGCTAACTGATCGAAGCACTCGGCTTTATGTTTCTCCGCATACTCAAAAACAGCATTTTCTTGTGTCTGAGGGAAATCATCTATCTGAGAGATGCAAGAAATGCAAATATCAGATACCTGCTTTAAGAGCAGGTATGCCGATTTGAAAATTGCTTGCCATTCTTCATCCAACGGACTGATTATTTCATGGAACAAAGCGTTTCTCAATGCATACACATAGTCAGCAAACCACTCCACCGCTCTTGTCGCAATTAGCGGTGCATATTCGCCTCTACGTGTTGCATAGATGTTTTCCCGATCTAAACGCCCAAAACCATTGAAGGGAACTTGATAGATGATCGCATAAGAGTTCGATGCTGCCAGCGGGTCTACTTCGTGAGGATATCTGTAGTTGTACTCAAATCGGAGTCGGAGTGCCGTGTCCAATCGCAAACAGGCATCTTTGATTTTTCCGGTTACGGTTTGATTGAAACCTTTCTTCGGAAGTGTTATATCAATATAATTTCGAAGCTTTTCCGAAATCTCTCTCATCACGGCATCATAAAAATCATGCACAAATTGGGTTTCATTAATAATGAGATTTTGATAACGATGCTTCTCCACAACTGCACGGATGATCGGCCGCAGATCAATTTCTTTTTTGATGCTCTCGTTATACTTTGTTGCGCGGAACTGGCCGGATATACCCAAGTAGAATTTCAAAATGTGCTTATCAACAATATGTAGGTTTACTTGATACCTTTCCTTCAAATTTCCATCCTTATCCAAATCAATCGTCTTCTCCTCATAGGAGAACTCACGATTGACTTGGAAAAAAGTCTGGAAGAAATACTGAGGAAAAACATCCATTACTTTTCGCATACTGATAGGGTACATCGAGAAGAGTTCTTGTGCAAAATCGTCCGTATCGATGTTCTTTTGAACAAAGGGCATAATGCCTTCTTTGTAGGCGTTCAGAAAAGGCTTGTCCCCTCGTGGCATACCATCTGCGGTAAACACATCAACATCGGGGTTTAATTCCCTCAAAACAGCAATGAATGTAAACCATGTTTTGATGAACAGCGTAACAAAATCAGACTCAGTGATTGCTTTCCATTGCTCGTATTTTCTCTCTACCTGCATATCACTGTTCCACCTTGCTTTTCAGCCATGCCAGCGCAATATCTTCGCCCTGTTCAATGGCCATTTCAACAGCCTGCTTTGCATATTCAAGCAGCTGCTTAGATTGACGGCGAAGAGAAGCAGACTCATTAACCTTAGCAACAACGTCTTGTTTAATATCATCTCCCAGAATTGGTATAGGCATATTAAGTACATCTTCGTCTTTTATGACAGGATAGGAAGTACCAACATTGAAGCGCAAAAGCCAATCTCTATACATCGATGTGCGTAACAGAACTTGAAGCACTTCTTTCGGATAATCACCATCCTCTCTTAGAACAGTAAATGCACCACTAACTAAAAGATCGCCGTTTCCCAGAATTGCAACGGCACCACGATTAGGACGCACAGTCGATACAAGAAGATCGCCTTTTTGTGTCATAATCTTTGCGTTGTCAGGGAGTTCTTCAGTAGCCACCGTATTAGCAAATGCACTTCCTGTACCTACATCAATATCGCCTATTTCAACATAATTATAATTATCTAAGGTGCGGGGGCAACTTTTTTTAACTGGAACAAATTCGTTTTTGACAAAGGTATAGCCATTGCTTGCGCCAAAAACTGCAGCTTCATAATTTTTATATTTCAGCTGATAGTATTCGGCATCTAAGCGCCCTGTGAGCTGGAAACTATTCTTAAAACTTACGAGCGCTTTACTAACTCGTTCGGCATGGCTTGAACCGACGGCAAGTGAATCTATAATCAGCTTTGCCGATAATTCCATAGTGCCACTTGCTAATTCAAGTAATGTATTCGCTTTCCGTACGGATGCTTCAACTGCGGAATAAAGCCTATCAGAAAACTCTGGAATAACTATATCAGGAAACTCCACCAATTTAATTTCGGGACGTGTTGCTTTTATGCCGCGTCTTCTCAGCTGACAATAACCATATTTGCAGTTTAAGAATGTGGACACATAATACGGATTATATTGCGATTTTAATGTAATCTTTCCTACATGCGCAATCGTATTCGCTTCAGGTATGCTCTCCGGTATAACAGCGCTTTTGCCAAAATACACGCCAGTCTTAGTTACAACGATATCACCAGGATGTAAACAAGATCGCTTTAACTCTCGATTCTTTGCTTCGGTAATATATCTACATTTCGCCTTTTCGATATATCCCTCCTTGACGCATTCGCTCAAGAGATATAGTACACCACTTTCTTGATAGTCAGGAGATCCATGATCGCCATCTGTTGCCAATATCCACATTTGACCAAGTGGGATAGTTTTTTTCTGTCGTTTTACCACAGAGATGGATTCGACATATTTTTTTCCATAGTACTCCGCACCGATAGTAAATTCATTTTCCAATTCACTCTTTTTGATTTCCTGAAAATCCAGCCCATCCATTAAAGCTTTATATTTGGCTTCGTCGAAAGGTTCAACGGATGGGCTTATCGAAAAAAACTTAAACCTTCCTTTTTAGCAAACTCAATAAATGCTTCGGCAATGCCATCAGGGGTCAAACCTTCGTGACTATACAAGTCATGGTCAACAATCAAATGGCCATGGTGGTCAAGCACATTCTCTCCAGTAACAGGGTCTTTCACATAGATCTTGTCACCAGAGTTATCCTTGCTCTGCTTCTGCATGGTGGCAAAAAAAATTGGATAATCTTCCTTCTTGGGGCACAGTTCATCATCCCACTTTTGCACAAACAGAACTGAGGTCTTGGTTCCGGTGTGCGGTTTGAACACATTGCCATGCAAGCCAACGACGGCAAGGATGCGGCAGCGCTCCGCAATAAATTCACGGATGTACTTATCGCTGGAGTTGTTAAAACGCCCCTGCGGCAAGACGATAGCCATACGACCGCCGGGTTTGAGGAAGTTCAGGTTGCGCTCGATAAACAGCACATCACGGCCAACCTTGTTTTGCCATTTACCAGCACTGTTTTTGCCAAGCTCATAATGAGAAATTATTGTGTTTTCCTTGATATCGCCAGCAAACGGAGGATTTGCCATCACGAGGTCAAACTGGAACTGGCTATAATCCTTCACACCAGCAGGTTGAAGCTTCTTCAGTTTCTTAAAGCCCTCGTTATAGGTATCGATCCAGTCTTCCTGTTTAGTAGTTTCGCCCCAACGGGAATAGTCCAGTGTGTTCAGGTGAAGCACATTGGTCTGACCGTCACCGGCGATTAGGTTCAGTGTGCGAGCAACACGAACGGTCTTTTCATCAAAATCAATGGCAAAGACATTGTCTCTGACAAAATTGGTTTCCTCAGGAATGCGCTCTGCAGCAGTGAATCCATCACCTTCGGGAAGTCCTTTTTCTCTGCGGATATCTTTCCAAACCTTGAAAATACTATGGACTGTAAAGCCAGAGCTGCCGCAGGCGGTGTCGATGATTTTGTCCTTGGTAGTGGGATTCATCATCTTGACGCACATATCAATGACATATCGAGGAGTAAAATACTGACCCTTTTCACCCTTCTGCGCTTTGCTCATCAGATATTCAAACGCATCATCCACAACATCAAGATTGTTATTGAAGAGCTTAATGTCCTGCAGAGAAGCTACGCAGACTGCGAGATGAGAAGGGGAAAGTAGGATTTTGCTTTCGTCGGTGAAGATGCCTTCCCATTTCTTTTTAGCGTCATCAAACAGACCCTGAATTTTTTCCTTCAGTTCATAGTCAGTATTTCCGTTGTTGCGGAACTGCAGATAAGCGGTGGGGTCATTGGCACAGATCAGCTCATCATACAGTTTAGCGAAAATCAGTTTAAAGATTTCTTCAAAGGAATCTACACCAGCACTGGCCAGAACTTCATCTTCCATCTCTTTAATCAGGGAACGAAGGGACTTCTTCTGGGTGCTGATTTTATCTTTACGCTTCAGATCTTCATAGGTAAACTTTTCGTTGATGATATCAGAAAGCTTCTGCGTAGCTTTGGGAATGTCACTGATTTCCTCAAAGAAATTGGGATCTTTTCGATTGTAGCAGGAAATTTGTTCGCCGTTTGTCCAAACGCCAATAGATGCACCGGTGGCATTACAGTAGGATTTCAGCTGCTCCTTGCCATCAGTAAGTTTCGGCTTTTTCAACTCAACGATGATATACGGCACCATAGGACGATTTTTGTCCATAATGGCGATATCTGCTCGCTTTACCTCACGGCCAAAGTGAATTGGAGTTTCCAACTGAATGCGGCTGGCGGCATATCCGTATTCGTTCATCAGCTTGTAAATATAGAGCTGACGAACAGCTTCTTCGGGAGTAAGCTTGATTTCTTTGTCACGGATTGCGCAAGTAATATAAGGCACCTTGCTACCACGGACAGCCTTCATGAAAATGCGAGCACTCACCGCAGATGTAAGTTTTCAGGATAGTTGAGAAATATAGGCCGGTCAAGGGGTTTGATATGAAATATCCCGGAAAAACACGGGAACTGGCCTAAAATCAAGGTATTCAAGCGGTAGAAGTGTGAAAAAGCAAGCAAGAAATTGTAGTTCTGTGAAAATGGGATTGCAATTTCTTTTTTTGTTTTTTACCCCCACCAGGCCACCAGGGAGGCAGTCAGGCGGCAGGGTTTTAAGAGGCCCTTTTAAGAGCGTTTAAGCGGGCAAGGCGGCAGGCACGGCGAGAGAGCGAAAAGCCCGGCGCGGCGGGGTTTTGCGGGGTTTTAAGAAAACAAAAAAGACCTTTTAAGCGGGGGGCGCGCTGGGCGGCTTCTTCCCTGCTTGAAAGGTCTTTTTCTTTATTTTGGACTATGGAAACCCCGTGCATTTTCTGCACGGGCTAAAAAATGATGCACGCGCCCCGGAAATAGGGGCTTTGTGGGCGCTTTGCACTGAAATCGTCAGGCCCAAAATGCACGGGCTAAAAAGGGCCAACAAACAAAATTTAAGAGTCTCTTAAAAGGGCCAAAAGGGGTGAACAAAACCGGCTCCCCTTGCAGACCCCGTAGCGAAATGCGACGGGGTCGTGTTTCACGACCCCCAGCCTTCAGATGGCCTAACATTTTGTGAGGCCACTCCTTCATATGGCGTAACATTTTGTGCCCCCATCTGGGCGGTGGGTACTCCGCAAAATGGGGAGCACCTATTTTAAGGGCATTCAGCTTACATCCTTGGGGGGTGGTAAAATACCCCCCCCCTATGGCCTAACGAAATTCGTGATTTTCTCACAAAGCAGCCACAGGACAGAGGATGCGTGGTAGCCTGTCCATGTGGAAACAAAGAGCCAGATTTACCCCTCTTTAGCAGTGCCATCACTGGTGAGGTGTTCCACATCAACCGCCACATTCCGGATCATGGAGATGGCGGTCTGCCTTTTGGCCGCGTCCTTTAGGTTCAACACACTGCGGAGCTGTACCAAAATGGTGAAAACGGCCTGCTGCTCCTCGGCAGAGCAATCCTTCAGGGTATCGTTCAGCTGGCGCAGCTGATCGGGGAAGCTCGCTCGGATCGCCGCCATTATTTCTGGATCTTCCCATGAGTATTCAGGAGCGCGCTCACTACTTTCACCGCGCAGATATTCGCCAGTTACATTGAAATATCGCTCCAGCACAGCCATTGCTTTAGAATTTGGTTCTCGAAGTCCATTTTCATAGTTAATGATTGACCGAAGTGGGATGCCAACATTCTGAGCGAGCTCCCGTTGTGTCAATCCAGACTCCTTCCGTAACATTTTCAGGTTTTCAGCGATAGACATACTCAACACCTCACAATGAAGAAAGTATATCATTACTTTTCCACTTGGACAACAAAAAAACGAAAAAAGCCTTGACTTACCCATAAGGAAAACATATAATAAATATGTAGTTACCCATACGGATAATAAGAGGAGGTTTAAATATGTACCTAATTCCAAAAGTCGCGGAGATCCGTGAAAGGCGTCTGGCCGCAAACCTCTCCCAACACGGCCTGTCGCTGAAAGCAGGCCTAGGCGGTCAGGCAATCAACCGCATTGAGCGCGGCGAAACCGTTACCGTCCATCCGCTGAGAGCCAGGGAAATCGCTAAAGCCCTCGATTGTGGGGTTGAGGATATTTTCACAGATGCGAAAGGAGCATGAACATGGAACTCAAGGAGTTTATACCCATTTTAGAGTGCGCTCTGAAATGTTCAGATGAAAGTATCGTTGAGGTTTCTCAAAATCCCGCAAATGACAATGAAATTCGTGTTTTCCTGGATGATGGTTCGGGAGGTTGCTGTATTACCGTTGGAATTGGAAATGCACCTCTATTGAATGCATTGGCGTTGGTATCTCTTGCAGTCATAGAGGAACACCGCGAAAAAGATGTTCCTACAAGATAGCCGAAACCGCCAGTTCCTGGCGGTCTTGCGGGGATGACCTCCCGTGACTGACGAGGCAGGTTGTGTGGAGTCAGAAAATGGTCAGCAAAGGCAGGTGACGGAAAGTGGGAATTCAACTAACAACACGAGAAGTGGCGGAACTATGCAACAAACATGAAAGCACGATTCGTCGCTGGGCTGAAATCGGGAAAATCCCTTCCGAAAAGATTTTGAATGAGTTTAACTCCCCGGAGTACATCTTCAATCTGGACAGTCTGGCCGAAGTCAAGCCCGGCCTGGTCAAAAAATACTACGACCAGCTCCAAAGCAGTCTGCCGGAGGCCCGCTTCCCGGAAGAGGCAAAGCCGAAGGCGGCCAAGCCGCTGGACACCTATTCCATTGATGAGCAGGAGGAAATCGCCTTCTGGCTCCGGCTGGTGAAGCAGTGGCAGGGCTACCGGAACAAGCCGGGGGCCAACAAGACCGAGGTGGACGCGCACTTCGTACAGTGGTGCAGGCTGGAATACCCGGAGCGGGCCATTTCCGTGGATACCCTATACCGCCGCTGGAACGCGGTGCGGGCCAACGACCTGGACGGCCTGATCGACAAGCGGGGCAAGTGGAAGAAGGGCAGGAGCAGCATCCCGGATCCCATGTGGCAGGCATTCCTGTACTTCTTCCTGGATGAGCGGCAGCACCCCCTGAAAAAGTGCTATGAGTACACCAAGCTGGAGATGCAAACGAGCTTCCCGGAGCTGGTGGGGGATATGCCGAGCTACACGACCTTCTACCGCAGAGCGCAGGCCGACATCCCGGAGCCGCTGAAGGTGCTGGGCCGCGAGGGTGAGAAAGCCTTCCGCGACCGCTGCGCCCCGTATATCCGCCGCATCTATGATGAGATGCAGAGCAACGAGTGGTGGATCGCGGACAACCACACCTTCGACATCATCACCGAAGGCGAGAACGGCCAGCGCCACCGCTTGTATCTGACGGCCTTCTTCGATGCCCGGTCGGGCATCTTCACCGGATGCTTTGTCACCAACGCCCCCAGCAGCCAGTCAACCCTGATCGCGCTGCGGCGCGGCATTCTGAAATACGGCATCCCGGAGAACATCTATGTGGACAATGGCCGCGAGTTCCTGACCTACGATGTGGGCGGCCTGGGCCACCGCAAAAAGAAGCCGAAGGACGGCCAGGAGCGGTTTGAGCCGCCTCCGGTATTTGAGCGGCTGGGCATCCACATGACAAACGCCATTGTGTGTAACGCAAAGGCGAAGGTCATCGAGCGGCGCTTCCGGGATGTGAAAGACCACCTCTCCCGCCTGTTTGAGACCTTCACCGGAGGCAATGTGCTGGAGAAGCCGGAGAGCCTGAAGTTCATCCTGAAGGACGGCAGGATCCCGCTGGACGCCACCCTGGTGGAAACGGTGGAGGAGCTGCTGGACTGGTACTTCAACCAGCAGCCCTACGGCGGCGCAGTGGCCAGAGACCACGGCAAGCCCCGCCAGCAGGTCTACAACGAAAACCTGCACACCAAACGGGTGGCCAGCGCCGAGGACTTAAACCTGATGCTGATGCGGAGCAGCCGGGCGCAGAAGGTCACGCGCCGGGGCGTACACCTGGACATCGCGGGCCAGCGCATCGACTACTGGAACGACGATCTGGTGTTCAACTACCTGGGCCAACAGGTCTATTACCGCTATGACCCGGACGATCTGAGCGAGGTGCGGGTGTACGACCTGCAAGACCGCTTCATCATGACTGTCCCCGCCGACAACACGGCGGTGCTGACCTACGGGGCCAGCAAGGAGGAGGTCAAGGAGGCCATAGCCAAGGTGCGGCGCATGGAGCGCATCACCAAGGAGGCCAAGAAGGTCAGCACCTTCCCGGCCTTCGGGCGGCACACCGCGCTGGAGCTGGTTATGGAGGCCGCCCACGAGAGCAAGGTCGCACGGATCATCCCGCCCGCCGATCCGAAGGTGCTGGCGCTCCAGCGGCCTGACGAGGAGCCGCTGCTGAAGGCGGTGGCAGGCGGCCCGGATCTGGACACGATGAACCGAAACGCACTGAAACGAAATGGAGGAGCCGATCATGAGTAAAGAGTACAACAGCGCGCTGCAGGCGCGGGTGGAGCAATTCCTGAAGGAAAAGAACATCAGCCAGGCCAAGGCCGCCCCGCTCATGGGGATCAGCCAGACGGCGCTGAGCCAGTACCGGCGCAGTATGTACGACAACGGCGACATCTCCGCCCTGGAGAGCAAGCTGGAGGAGTTCTTCCGCACCCAGGAGGAGCAGGAGGCCAGCACGGAGAAGGCCCTTCCCTACCGCCCCACCCAGGACTACATTCCCACCTCCATCTCAGAGGATGTGTATAAGCTCATCCGCTACTGCCAGCTGGAGAAGGGCATGGTCATCATCCACGGGGACGCTGGCATCGGCAAGACCAAAGGGGCCGAGCGTTTTGTCCGGGAGAACCCCACGGCCAGCGTCTATATCCAGGCCACGCCCAGCACGGGCACCCTAGCAAACCTGCTGAAGGTACTGGCGCGGGCGCTGAAGGTGCCGGAAACCCGGAACAAGCTGGACTTGACGCTGGCCATCCGGGAGAAGCTGGAGGGCACCAACAAGGTCATCATCATCGATGAGGCCCAGCACCTGCAGCTGCGCTCCCTGGAGGAGATCCGAACCTGGGCGGACGCCAACCCCATCACGGGGCAGCAGGGCGTGGGCATCGCGCTGATCGGGAACACAGAGGTCTACACCCGGATGGTGGGCAAGCAGGAGGCGCGGTTCGCCCAGCTGTTCAGCCGGATCCGTATGAACCGCTATTACAGCACCCGAAAGGTCACCGAGCAGGATGTGGCGAAGCTGTTCCCCAAGCTGGCCGAGGAGGGCCGGAAGAAGGAGCTGAACTTTCTGCACGGCATCAGCCAGTCCAAGTGGGGCATCCGGGGCGCGGTGAATGTCTACAACAACGCGGTGAACAACGAGGACATCAGCTACGATGGGCTGTATGCCATGGCCCGCACCATGGGCATCGGCCTGGTATGAGGAGGGAAACAGGGATGAAAAAGGTCAATAAGCTGCTGCACCTGGTATTGGGCTTTTCCGCAGGGGTTCTCGCCGGGGCGTTTATCCGGCTGGGGTTTGAGATCATTGATGGCCGCCCGGTAGCCATCGGGGGCGAGGCGCTGATCCTGCCGCTGGTCATCCTTTTGGTGGGCTTCGGGTTCGCACTTGGGAAAGAGGTCAAGGCGCAGGGACACTTCAGCAGGGTTTATGAAAAGGGCTACCGGAGGGGCTACCACAAGGGGCTGGAGGAGGGGACGGCGGAGATCCACAGCCACATTGATGTGTACCACTTCCCGGAGGAATTTCAAGTCAGGAGTGAATGAACGCCTGGGGCTTCGGCCCCGGCCTTAATGCAGCTCCCCCATGGGGGAACGGTCACAAGCCCGTGGAAATGCAGAGTGAGGCATGACATTCAACATAGAGGGGTGGTGCAATGAGATACCCAAAAGGGCTGGCGAGGCGGG